AAGAACTTCATCTGGTAACCAAACAGCAGCTCTGAAGTCTCTGAATGGTGTTACAACCTTTGTATTGGATGAAGCAGAAGAGCTTGTGGATGAGGATGTGTTTGATAAGATTGACTTCTCTGTTAGACATCAAGAGAAACCAAACAGATGTGTTCTGATTCTTAACCCAACTACTAAGGAGCATTGGATATACCAAAGGTTCTTCCAGACAAGTGGCATCCCAGATGGCTTCAATGGAGTAGAGAAAGACATTACTTACATACATACTGACTACAGAGACAATAAGTCTAACCTATCTAAGTCATTCTTAGACCAAGTTTATGATATGAAGGCGAGAAGACCAGACAAGTATGTACACCAGATACTTGGAGGATGGCTTGCTAAAGCAGAGGGTACAATCATTAAGAATTGGAGAGTAGGAGACTACATACAGACAGAAAAGACTGTTTACTGCCAGGATTTTGGATTCTCAACAGATTTAACTACCCTTGTAAAGATTTCAGTAGATAAAGACCTAAGAAAGCTATATGTTAAAGAGATATATGGCAAACCTGGGCTATCTACATCAGAAATAGCCTTTAAGAACAAGCAAGAGTGTGGTACAGACTTGATAATATGTGATAACTCAGAGCCAAGGCTCATCAATGAGCTGAAGGCTCTTGACCTAAGCATAAAGCCTACTATAAAGAAGCAAGGTAGTATTCTAAGTGGTATTGCACTACTACAAGACTATGAGATGATAGTAGACAGACAAAGCCACGGAATAATGAGAGAACTTAATAACTATGTGTGGCAAGAAAGGAATGAGAAGCCTATAGATAAATTCAATCATTACATTGATGCCATCAGGTACGGCTTGCAATACTTAGTACAAGGAATTAATTCTGGAAAATATGTTGTGAGATAAACTCTTAAACATAGTAGGGGTGAAGACACTCTTAAACATAGTAGGGGTCTGGCATTAAGCCAGATCCTTTTTTGTTACTCTTAAACATAGTACCCCCTTAAACATAGTAGGGGTAATTTTTTGTGCTTTTTCCTTATTTAGACTCATTCCAAATAGCTTATTTAGACTCATTCTAAATTAGGGCTTAGGGTTGCATATCTAAAATAAAATGCTTATTCGTGTGTGCGTGTTCCTATTATTACAAAGGTGCCAATAAAAAAAAGGTATAAAATGAAAAAAAAGTGCGTTTTTTTCTTGTGGGTTCAAAAAGTTTATTATATTTGTAGTGTAATCATTAAATAATAACAAAATGAAAAATTTAATTAATTCACTTTTAACCCCAATTGTATTAACGCTTTGTGCAATTGCTCAAATCAATTTTATTAATACAACAACAAAACAAAACGAAATCACATTAATTTTGTGCGGTGTATTTTGCATCTACCTTTTTGCAGATGTTTACGCTACATTAACCACTAAAAAACAATAACAATGGAAACAATTATTTTCACACCTACTCAAGAACTCATTTATGAAATGTTAATGACTAACACAGGCAAACACTTTTTAGATAGTGGAGGCGGAGAAGGTCGCAATTGGCAAAGGAATCAAAGAAAAACTATTGAAGATTTCAATAATGAACCAGAAGAAAAATTTTCATTTGATGCAAAGTACAAAGAAATTTATAGGGAGGTTTCTGTATTTCATTACCTAAGTGAATTAGATTTGAACTATATTTGCAATGAATTTAATACAATCAATAGAAATGCAGACAATTGGGACTCTGATTTTTATGGTGTATCAAGGGAGGCGGAAAGCTATTTAAATACATTTGAAATAAAAAATTTTAGGTCTTGGAATACTTACAACGGGGACTCTGACTTGTCGCAAGTGTTACAAGGTGCTACAATGGAAATTGAAGGGGAATTTTATTTCCTTATTCAAATACACGGGGGAGCAGATGTGCGAGGCGGTTACACCGATGCCTATTTATTTAAATCTTCTGATTTTAACGATGGTTTAATACATCAGTATTTATGGGAGTACAAAGACTCTGCTCAGTTAATGGAAGAGATAGAAGATGAATGGCACGAAACATTGTTAGATTATTGGGATGAATCAAAAACATATACATCAAATGAAGTGTTAAATATGTTAAACTCTTAAGATATGACAAAGCATAAAGCGATTAAACAGCTACCAATTAAAGATAGATATAAGATAAGTAAAAGTGATAAAGACTTTATTATATTAAGATTAGACAAAACCTATATTTTAACCAATGATCTGGTGAAGCATAGAGCAGAATATATGAGCAAAGGGGGGCAAATGTTTTGTTTGCCCACAATAAAAAAAGAACTATAAATATAAATAATATGGAAGCAAAAATAATTTACCAGGAAGCCTACATTAATAGGCTTTATTTAAGCATAGATTTTGAATATAACAACATAAAATACTCTGCAAAATGTAGCTATTTTAACGGCTATGGTTTTGAGGATATTGAGGTACTTGAATACGATACAGATAACGAGTTGTTAGATAATGACCCTATTTTTGTAATTGGTCAAGATTTACTGGAGGATATGGATATGCAAAAATATATTACATTTTAAATAAAACATTATGAGAATAACAAAGGAAATAGATTTGAGTAGGTTTGAGTTTTGGAAAGGTGCAGAGGAATTGGCAGAGTACTTAACAACAAACGAACTTAACCAGATAGGCGAACAATTGGAGGAACTATATCCAAACGGATTAACGGAAACACAAATAAATGATTTGTTTTGGTTTGATGGTGAATTTATATGCGAGCTTATTGGCGAAAATTACGAGGATATTATTAATAGAACTTTTATATAAACATTATGACAACAGAACAAAGAGACAATGTGTTAAACATTATAAACACAACAACAACAGAACAACAAATGTACTTGATACAATGCATAGCGGACAAGATTATAATTAATGTACCCACAAAGAAAGGTATTAATTGTTGTAGTCTATATGAACCGCATTTTAATATAAACTTAAACGGCATCTATATTGATATAAACATTGATTTGGATAAATAAACAGCTTTAAAATACCTTAATACAGCCCCTTAACGGGGCTTTTTTTGTGCCTTATATTTAATTATCTTTTTTGGTAAAGTGTTAATAATTAAGGGTGTTAATATTAGGAATTGTAGCCATCTCTTTTAAACCCCTTTACAACCCGTCTAAGCCCTTATATCTATTGACAAGTAGTCAAGTAGGCTGCTCAGAGTAAATGCGGTAAATGAACGTAAAATGAAGGATGCCGCCTCTTATTACCCCTCTTTAATGAATTCAAACCCTTTTGGTAGGGGTGGCCCAAACCCTGTAAATCAGAATCGGTTAGGTGGGTTAGAAAATTATATAGAAATTGGGTTTGTACTTGCTGACAGTAGCAAGCCCTTAAAGGCTTGCCCTTACTAATATACAGACGGAATGGAGAGATGCACCCCCTATAACCTTAAATAAATAGATAAATGCTGGTTAAGTTGAATATTACTGGGGTGCTACAAAGGTTATTAAAGAGTCAGTAATGCAATTCTTAAGCAGACTTAGTGTACACGATCCAATAGGTGGTGTGCCTAAAGTGTAGAAGCTTATACAGATCTTCAACTGTTATACTAAGATAACTATAAAGTACCATTTTTGTTTTATGGTTTAGCTATTATTTGTTATATTATTTTCTTATGGTTTATGTGTTTACTATAAGGTTTATCTATAGTTCTTTATTTCATATTCAACTTCTCCCCAAAACTGCAAATCACTTAAATCTTTACTTGGTAATTTATTTAATTCTGTCACAACTTCTCTTACGCAAATTAAAGCTGAATTTATTGCAATATCTCTATCAACCTCTATGTTATGATTTAGATAATGATTATTTGGCTTAAACATTTCCTTTACTAATTCCTCTGCTTTTTCTTTTGGTTTCATAATATCTTTACTCATTGTTTTTATACTGCAATATACAAAAATTACAGACAAAAACAAAATAGCTATAAATCAGTTATCATAATATATAAGAATTATATGCCAGTAGTAGAATTAGAAGTAAGCATACCACAAGACTTAAGTGCAATTAAGTTGCATCAGTACCAGAAGTATTTATCTGTTGCTAAAGGAGTAGATGAAGAAGACAAGAACAATGAGTTCTTGAATCTTAAAGCACTTGAGATATTTTGTGGTTTGTCACTAAAAGATAGTTACAACTTACCTGTCTCTATGTTTGAGTCAGTTCTTAAACAGCTTAGTGATTGTTTTGAAGAGAAGACTGACTTGGTGCAGAGATTTAAGATGACTGGTTCTGATGGTGTGACTGCGGAGTTCGGTTTTATACCGAACTTAGACAAGATGACTTTTGGTGAGTATATTGACTTAGAGTCTTATATTACTGATTGGGATAATATGCACAAGGCTATGGCTGTTATGTATAGACCTATAGTTGCTGGCAAGAAACATCTATATGAGATAGAGCCATATGAAGGAACAGAGCGATGGGCTGATGTAATGAAGGATGCTCCTGTGAATGTTGCTTTAGGGGCCA